GCCCCTGCCAATGTCCACGTCTGGATAGTGCCGTTAGTGGGGTCAATAGCAGGGGTGGTGCCTGTCAGTGCGAAGTTCGTCTCTGTGACGCCCTTAACTACGATATCACCTGTCATTGTCCCACCAGCTTTAGGCAGGGCAGTATCGGCTGCTGTGCCTTGTGCCGCTGTAGCATAGTCTGAGGAATCAAAGGACTTGACCTGCGCAAGGTTTGTAACCTCACTATCCATTAGTGCGCCTGCGTCAGTGACACTGGCCGTGTCGGTTGCGTCGGCAGACGCTTCGATGCCATCTAGCTTAGTACCGTCTGTAGATACGTCTCGTCCGTCTACTGTTCCAGTAATTACAATGCTACCATTGATATCAGCCCCAGTGGTACTGAGGTTGACCGCCTTAGTTCCGATGTAACCAGCCATTAGCTTTCACCCTGCTCTAGGACACTAAGGATTACATCCACAGACGCCGCAGTGTTTGATGTGACGACACAGGTATCATCAGCCTCCATGATCATCTTTCCGTCGAGGGCTGACAGTGCAGAGCCAGCAGGGATGGGAACACCCTTGACTAGGTAGGCACCTGCGACTTGGACGTCCACTGTGATCTGGGATGCTGATGTGTTACAGAGGTTGAGACCAATGACGACAGCCTCTTGACCTGCAGCTACTGTGTGGATTGTTGCTGGGGATGTACCAACAGACAGTGAAGTGTATTTGTTGAAAGCCATTTGAGGTTATCCTAAAGCAATAGAGTAAATGATTGCTGCATTTAGAGAGATGGCTGCTGAACTTGCTGAAGCAGCAGCACTAGCAGCAGCGTTTGTCTCTGACGTAGCAGCATTTGTTTCTGAGGTAGCTGCACTTGATGCAGAATTTGAAGCAGCAGTTTCACTTGCAGAAGCGTTAGACTCACTGGTAGCTGCACTAGATGCAGAAGCAGAAGCGTTAGTCTCTGAGGTAGCTGCGTTTGTTGCTGATGTTGCAGCGTTAGTCTCACTAGTTGATGCTGCAGAAGCGGAGGCAGCAGAGGCAGATGCAGAGGCGGCTGCGTTAGTCTCACTGTTTGCTGCGTTAGTTGCACTTGTAGCAGAGTTTGTTTCACTAAGAGATGCAGCAGTTGCAGATGCAGAGGACTTCTCAGACCAGTGGAATGCAGAGTATGTCCCAGCTTCTACTTGAACATCTTCTGCTTCAGTAGCATACCGTTCAGCTAGATCTGCACTAATCTCAACAGCAGTAATGGACGAAACAACAGAGTCTACATAATCCTTAGTTACAGCATCCGTGGCAGTTGTAGGGTTAGCAAGACCAGTGACCTTGTTTGCACCCATTGCAATGTTACCAGACATGGTACCACCAGTCAATGGCAGTTTAGTAGCAAGGTTGGAAGCAATGGTTGTGCTGAAGTTAGGATCATCACCTAAAGCAGCAGCAAGTTCATTCAAGGTATCAAGTGTACCAGGTGCTGAAGCAATGAGGCTACTGATAGAAGTGTCTACGTAGTTCTTAGTTGCTGCATCTTGAGACAAGCTAGGCTCTGTCAGGTTAGTAATAGTACCTGCAGTTACAGCATCCATGTTCAGGTTGCCGTTGATGACAACATTGTTGAATGTAGAAGAACCACTAGAGGCTGTCACGTTACCAGTAAGGTTACCAGTGACATTACCTACTACGTTACCTGTCACACTACCTGTGAGGGGGCCTACAAGGCTTGTACCAGTAATGGTAGTACCAGACACAGGAGCACGAGTAGTAGCACCAATAGTCGTGCCATCAACTGTACCACCGTTAATGTCTACACTAGCAAAGGTGGATGCCCCAGTAGATGTTACGTTACCAGTAAGGTTCCCTACTACGTTGCCTGTGACGTTACCAGTTACATTGCCTGTTAGGTTGCCAGTTACAGGACCAACAAAGGATGCTGCTGTTGATGTAGTGAAGGTAGATACAGTAGGGCTACTGGAACCGATTGCAGTACCATCAATAGAACCAGCATTGATATCAACACTTGGGAGAGTAGATAGACCAGTAACACTGAGTGTACCACCTACTACTGCATTACCTGTAGTCGTAACTGCATCAGTATATGTGTGGGACCAGTAGTTGCTAGAATCACCAAGACTTCTTAGGCTATCTGCATCAGGAATAAGGTTAGACGAAACGCCAGCATTAACTGTTACTGTATCAGTACTAGCATTACCAATGACTGTGTTGCCATTGACTGTAAGGTTACCAGTAATAGTAGCATTCTCGTGGATCTGGATAGTGTCAACGTATCCAATACCGTTGATGTACACATCCTTAAACTCAGCACCTACAGCACCAAGATCAATATCATTATCCGTGATAGGGACAATAGCCCCATCCTTGAAGCGTACTTGTTCTACAGGGACACCACTAACCTCAGTGAAGAAGCTGATGCAGTTATTAATTGTATCAACGACTACTTTGTTATGGGCATCCACATCTGCAATTAAGGGTACGTAAGCACCCTCTGTGCTACTACCATCGTGCTTGTGACCACCAAGGAAAGCAAATGCATCACGAATAGCATTGTATTCTGCGTTAACTGGTGCCGCTTTAATCACAGCGTTAGCAATGATGTCCGCTACTGATTGTCTGGTATATCCAGCCATGTTGACTTATCTCCTGTCACCGACACCGTATGTAATAACAATGCCTTGAATACTGTGTGCTGCGTCTGAACTATATGAAACGTACTTTAGTGAGATCGCTTTACCTGAACCTGAGATGGTAACTCTCTGGACTGGGGCTGGGTTACCATCAAAGACGGCAGTACTATCGTAAAAGGATTCATTGTAGTACGCAGCTGCACCCACTGTATCCATATTATAGTTTGTTGGGTTTAGGGTATCAAAGTCTTCGTAGTCATATACTGCAGATAGTACAATACTATTGTCACCCTCTGATCTCATATAAGTACTTACTGAGTAGAAGATTTTACGAACCTCTGGGTCTTCCATATGGATATATGGTGTTTGATAAAGACTAAAGATCTGGGTGCCGTTAAAGGTATTGCCAGACTCCTGTCTGTGGACCTTACCAGCGGAATCCCCATGAATAACATATTCAAACTGACCAATATAACCACTATCTGCACAAGTAGCCTCAATACCTAAGAGTTGACTATACTCAAGAGACAAACCACCTTGTGTTGGTCTAAAACCACCTATGATTCCTTGGGAGTCAGCTGCCTTGAAGAAGTATCTGAACTGTGACTTCTGTCTTACTAGGACTGCATTCAGGCCATCAAGGTCAATATCAAAAACAATATCAGTAAAGATTGATTGGATGTCCTTGGAGAGGGTCTCAAGGTTAATGTCACCAATCTTGTCTGTACCAGCTACAGGTCTCAAACCATCTTGTGATAAGAAGAGTAGGTCACCACCAATCTCAATAACACTATCAGAGGCAAGGCACCCAAGGTCATTAGTTACTTGCTTAAGTTGTACGTCAGCAACACTTGTACCTGTAAGCTTCTTGATATTACTTGTACCAAAGATGTAAAGCTCATCACGGAATGCCTTAATCTGTACAATAGGGAACCCTACATTAATGACACCTGCACCACTTGCTGGGCTGTAGTTGTACTCGTCATATGGTGCACTAAAGTACAAGTTAGTAGGTTCAGTAGTATCACCAGCAAGGAACATGTGGTTATGGAAGATCTCAGAGAACCTTGGTGCACCTGGTGCGTTAGTATGTGTAATCTGTGTGTATGTTGTACCATCATATACTGCAGCAGGGTTTACCCCGTCAGTCATAATGAACTCAGAGTAGCCCCAGTTGTAACGAGAGAACCTAACCTTTGTTACACCAACCATTGTAGGAGTACCTACAGATGGGACTGCTACCCAAGCCTGTGTTGTGTTGTCCCAGTAGTGTAAGTAGTTATACCCAGTTTCTGGTTTTCTGCAAGCAAAGATACCATCGTGTAGACCATCTACTACAGCAACACCAAGTACTTCATCTATACCAGGAACAGTACCATAATCGTTACTATAACCACTGATACGTCTGTAACCACCAGTAACAGAAGGTTCATAGTTGATAAGAGAGATAGCACTACCAGGGGAGTTCTCACCCTGAGACAACACATCACGAGAAGTGTTTAGACCACCTTGGCAGTAGGCTTTGAATGAACCAAGACTATCAGCCATACTAGCCTCTACCTCTAATCACAGTAGACCTCAGGTACAACTCATCATCAGTTGTGAGCCTACGCATTGTCTTAATGCCTTGCTCAAAGTTATTCTGGTGGACGGAGGCACTCTGTTCATTGGATCTAAAGCGCATCATGATCATCATAGCACCATCAAGGATGACATGCTTAAACCGTTCAGGGATTGCACACTCATCATTATAGACAAGCATATCAGAAGGGAAAGACCAATACACGTAATCAACTTCATAAGAGTTGTCAGGCACGGGTGTAACACCAAACTTTTCTTCTAGTGTCTGGTAGGCGGATGTAGGTGCAGAAAGACCAGAGCCTGTATCATTATCGTCAGTAACTCTGTAGTTCTGTGTGTAATCTTCAAATGTAAGAGTGCCAAGTTTCCTAGGCGTGTTACCAATACCAGAGGTCTTCTTTAAGTAAAAGGAATCCCAGTCTACAGTAGAGGTATCCGTTGGGAAGCTATATGTACGAGTTCCCGCAGAGAGTGTCTGTGTGTATGTTTTCTTAAGGAAGTGCCACTCACGGCCATCCTGAAGGATAAGACGAATGCTGCTATTAACAGAATCCTTAGCAAGTGCTTGTACGTTGCGTACAGTATCAAAGCCGTCACCAGCAATATCTAGTGGTACTTCATTGAGCCTTCTCAGCAACTCGTTTGTTAGAGATACGTAGGTGACCATCTTGAAGCCCTTATAAACAGAGAAGGGGTACCCTCAGAAAGGATACCCCAGAGTTACAATTAAGCGAGGTTGTACTTAGCTGTTACGATTGCTTCTGGACGCAGGATCTTGCGACCATAGAGGTGCATACCACGTACAATGTCAGCAAACGAGTCTGGATCACGGTAAGTTTCTGTCTTGTTGATCTGCTCAGCAGTTGCAACAGCAGAGTCATGACCAGCAACGATAACACCGAAGTTGTCTTCCTGAGAAGCTACACCAGTTGTACCAGCACCAGTACCGATTGCAGGAGTGTTGTTCGAAACATATACACGGAAGCCGTGGAAGTTGTTAAGGACAAGACCGTTACGCAAAGCACCAGAATCACCGAAGTCAGCATTCAGGAGACGGGAATCTTCGTCACGCAGAACTTCCATCATGATTGGGTCAATCACAATCCAACGACCCATAGAGTCAACCTGCTTCTGGTCGAGCAAACGGGACATACGGGAGATCAGCATTGCTGGGGAAACGTATGCAGTTGGGAGTGCAGTTGCACCTGGCAAACGAGCAGCAACAGGGATCGACGGAGCAGTTACGCCAGTGTGATCTGTAGTGATGTTGCCGAATGCTTTTGCGTCAAGCTTGTTAACTGCAAGCAGTTCGTCAGCACCAGCAGTAGCATCTGCTTTGTCGCCAGAAGCCGTGTCGTTAGCAGTGTCAGCAGCTGTGTGGAGAGCCGACTGCTTGTAACCAGACAGGTAACCAAGAACGTCTTGGTCATACTGGTCAGCAAGACGATATGCTGCACGGTTGGTAGCAAGGTCCATGAAGTTGATGTGGCTGTGTGCTTCTTCGATGTCATCCATTTTGAATGCGAAGTAGTTAGCCTTGTCAACGATCAACGAGAAGTCTGTGTCGTTCAAGTCTTGTGGAGCAATAGTTGTGCCACGAGCATATGCCGATACAGAGATTTCTGGTTCTTTGATGATACGTACAGTATCACCTTGGTTAGCGATTTCACCGAAATAATCGGAGTTAGTAATGTCACCAACAATAGTAGACTTACGGAATGCAAGCTGTACTTTTTTGGAATAGATTACTGGGGAAAATTTGCCGTTTGGCAGGTTTGTATAACCAGCTGCGGATGCAAAAGCCATGATGTGTCCTCCTAGGATGTTAGGCTTATTTCTAAGTAAGCTCTATCATCAGCATAAGAGGCTCAACTTTCAAGGGTGCGCTGGGCTAGTTTAACGCTAGGATCAGTAGCATAAACAAGTGCAACGGGCCTCTAATCATCCAGGTAGTTCTTAACCAAATGTTAGGCTTTAGAGTAATTTTAAAGATAGTTTAGTGTCTCATAAGTTAAGGTAGCTATATATACGTAGGGCTTAACTTATCTACCGACACCCCCTAGTTATACTTACAGTTTAAGGGGTGTCAATGCTTTTATTTAACTATATGTATATATTAACGAGCTCCGCCCGATTCATCATAGTTAAAGCTACCATCAGACATTGCTTTCATAATGGCTTTCTCATTCTTCTCATATTCAGCAAAAGACATCTTTCTGACTTGAGACTCAGAGAAGGTTGTAGGCTTTTCATCGTTAGATGGTTTAGAGCTACGACGATTAACAACAGCAGATGCAGCAGACAGTTCAGCCTTAGAGCGAGACTTCTTATCAAGACCAGCATAAGCTTTATACATGCTAAGTGCATCAATCAGGCTGCGGTGATCATTCTTATTGTCATAAATGGCAGTTTGTACAAGAGTAGACTGCTCATTGGCCCAATCATGGAAGTCATCACTAGCCTGTAGATCATCAAAGTCAGGATGTGCAGCTTTAATCTTATTGAGTACAGATTGTGTTTCTGCTTTCTCACTAATCTCATCAAGCTGTGCTAAACGTGCTTCTGCTCTACTAAACTTCTCATTGGCCTTTTTATCAGCAATGGTTTCTACAATAGCAGCAAAGTCTGGGTACTTAGCAGCCCAAGCTTCAATGTCTTCATCTGACTTGGGAGGGCGAATAGGCTCAGCACTACCACCACTCTCTAGTTTAGATTTTAGTTCTTTAAGCTGAGCAGACTGTTCATTCAAGTGTTTACGAAGGTCACTGTAACGCTTTTTATACGTACTCTCTTCAGCAGATAGCTGCTCTTCTGGTTGCTCTTCAGATGATACTTCTTGGTCATTTGTAGCTTCTTTGGCTACTTGTTCCTCTGTATCATCCTCCTCACCATTCATGAGTTTGTTTAGCTCTGCTTCATCCTCTTCAATACGCCGACGATTGGCTCTATTTGATTGTGGATTAACGAAACCTGCTGTACGTACAGGTTGTACTTGATTTACTTCAGTCATTTGTATTTCCTATTATATGGGGCCAGCCTATGCTGGGTAGCCTTATTATTATAGTTATTGTTGTGTCTTACTTTTTAGGTCTAGCGATTAGTCCGCCAGTAGCGTTTGTACTTACAAGTTTACCATCACGGTACTCTTTACCATCATTAGGTGTAAGTGCGTTTGCTGCCTTCTGGTAGAAGCTGTTACCAGAACTACTAGAGCTAGAACTACTGGAACTACTAGAACCGCTGGGTCTAGCAACAGGTCTTGACGAGGATGTTGGGGCTGTAGAGCCTGTAGCTACCTTGACGCTATAGCTATCTCCACCATCCTTAGAGTCACTCTTATAGGATACACCACCCGTTGTAGATTTAGTGCCAGAAGCTCTTGTATCACTTATAGCCTTCTGTACTGCCGCTGATTGAGTGGTATCCATTGAGCCCATTGTAGCAGCTTCTCTTGCAGCGTCAAACTTCTTTAAGTAATAGTCAGCTGCCATGCCAGAACCCATACCACCCTTAGCAGCTTCATCTGCAACCTTTTTGTAAGATGCTGCTAGTTCTGTATTACCAGCTGCTAGTGCTTCTTCAGCCAGTTTACTAGCAACACTGCCCAGCGCCATGTGACGCCCTTGTCCCATTGCTTTAGCTGTACCTGCACCAATCAAGCCACCCACACCAGGCATGACCATAGAGGTCAATAGTGTAGCACCCTTGCTAAGCTGTTTAGTCATACTCATTTCTTTGCTAAGCTCTTCTGGTGTCATAGCATAGTAGTTCTTGCTAGCCTTAGCTTGGCTATCTGTGGCTCTAGCACCAGTAGGCTGCATATCCCGATTAGAGTTGTCAGAGCGTGGTGTACTTGCAGCACCAGTACTAATTACTGGAGCCCTACCTTGAAGGTAATAACCAGATGGTACTGGATCAATTGGTTTACCATCTACTGTACGGATCATGATTGTTTGACCAGAAGCATTTGTATAAGCTACAAGCTCAATGTCAGATGTGTCGTCACTAGCTTCAAAAGGATCTCCATAAGAGAAGCCCATTTGGTAATCAGCAGGATTAAAACCGCTGACAGTACCACCATCAGCATACCCCATAGAACCACCAAGCAACTTAGTAACATTGGCTTCAATATCTTCAGGTGAAACCATACCACCATCAGCATAGTTCATGCCACGAGCACGAAGCTTATTCTGCAAGTCAGGGCTGTTCTTAACTACATTTAAAACCCTATCAAGAAGCATGTCAGTGTCATCTGAGATGTTCATACCAACATCCGTACTAGGAGAACCTTCTTTGATAACCTGTGCTAAGCCACCTTCAGCCATCCCTACTTCACCTTGAGAAAGTACTTGGTCAAGCTTATCCATATCCTCTGGGGATAGACCTGCCATAACCTCTTCTACACCCTCTGGTACAGCCATGTCATCCATGCTGGACATATCAGATTGCGCTGGGCTACCACCAATACGGCCTTCTGCATCCATGTCTTCAAGTTCACCCTTTGCATTAGCACGGAGTTCTTCAAAGAACTTAACACCATAGTAGCGAAGTACATCAGCAGGTACAACATACTCACCTTCAGAAAGGTTTGTTGGAATGTCATCCCTTACGTCAGAGGCATTAGAACCTAGTGGGATTTCGTTGCCTGACACAGGATCAATAGCCATTCCATCCGTAGCCAAGCCACCTTCTTCATACATATTATTCATTGTATCTACTTCTCCTTGATTTGTAGCTAGACCACCTTCAGCAAATCTTAAGTCTCCGCTGGTTATTCTATCTGGATTAAACTCTGCTCTAGCGTCTCTTAATACTGCAGGACTATCCTTTGGCCTGTCTGTTAACATAATAAAGCTTGTACTGCCTGGGTCTTCAATATTATTGGTATAGGGTATGTGGGTAAAACCTTGCTCTGCTATATCTTTTCTTAGCTGTACTGCAGTCTCTGTTCTATCAGGTAAGATGCTGTTGGAGCCATCAAACTTTTTCCACTCATAGTCGGATATGAATTTTCCTAACTCTTCTTCAGAGAAGGTGTCCGTTGCGTTATCAAAAACCTCTTCTGTTTTCTTACCTAAAAGCCTTGCCGCCATCTCCTTTGTAAAAGGTTTATCCGTTCTTGCTCGTAGTTCCATCGTAGCACCACCATTACCACCTGTATAATAGTCACGTTCTGCAGCAGCACGAGGAGTACCAACGTGTACACCTAATATATCTTGAGTAAGCTTGGTACCCCCCTCAGGATCAGTATAAGAAGGGTCAAACTCTGTAAAGTCGTCAGGGGATTTGGAAGTGTGGTAGACAGTATCTGAAAAACCTAAATCTTCCGCTCTTTGGTCTGCCTCTGTCCTAGGCCGAGAGAAAGATGGCCTACCAATCTCGTCTTTGTATGGTAGTGGTCTGGTAGTTAACGTGGCAAGGTTTGGATCTGCTTTTTCTGGGAAGTAAGAACTTAAGTCCATTATAAGGTCATGTGTGTCACCAGATGAAACACCTGCAGCCCGTGCTGGGTCCATTATTTTTGTTTGTATGTAATCTTCGTAGTTAGGGTCTTTAAAGTGAGGCAGATCTCTTGCGACCTCAAGCAGAGCATCATCAGAAAAACCCTCCAAGACTTTTAACTTATTAGCAGCCGCTTCTTGCATAGAAGGATAGGCAAGATTGCCTAAGTAATCCTTTTTCAGATCAGCTAAACCCTCTTCTGGGGTAAGGCTTACTTCGTCAGCCCAAACTGAACCTGCCCACAAATCTTCCGATGACACATCTCTTGGATCACCTAGTGTGCTACCTGTAGGGGTCTGATTGGGAGAAGGTACATGGCCTAAAACCTTCTTACCTTTATTAAAAAACTCTCTAGCACCCTTCTTAATAGCAGCTGCAGCAGCATCCCCTAGACCAGGAACAAGACCTATAATAGTAGCACCTCCTAAGGCACCTGCTAGATAGTAGTTTGGCTCTTCCTTTTGCAGCTCATCATAGACATCCTTAGCAGCCATAGCGTCACCCACAACAGGTGTCATTTCTGCTACAAAAGTGGCTGCATCTCTGAAAGTAATGTCATCTAAAGGTCTAGTATCTTTAACCAACTTGTCTGTATAAGCAGACCACTCACTAGGAGTACCACCTGCTATCACTTCTTCTGTCTGATCGTAGACATCCCATGAGTCTTTAGGGTCCATTATGGTTTCTCCGATCTAGCGCCGTTTACTCTATCCCTTAGCTTCTGAAGTCTGTGTAACATGGATGCTGCACCCTGTGCTCTATACACCTCATGAAGGTCTTTACTTTGCTCTAACTTCCTGTGGGTATCTTCTAGTTCAACTTCTAGCATTTCACAGAAGCTATCCCACAGGGGTTTATCGTTAACTAATTTCTTTAATTGGCTCATTGCTGTACATTACCACTAAAACCAGGAGTACCAGGAGCAGCGGCACCACCAATGCCAATCTGACCACCACCCCCTCCGCTCATGTCAGCGGTACCCTGTGGCCCCATCCCTTCTGGACCTGCCACACCTTGCTCAGGAGCAGTAGCCATAGGCTGAGCCTCCTGTTTGAAGCCCTTAAGGATCTCTGCTTGGATAGCGGCATCAGCAATGCTGTTAGTAACCTTATCTGGGTCAAGATCCATGCTAACGGCAATCTCACGTACAATGTAATCCATCTTAGCAAAGGGAGCCAGTGTTGGGTTTTGTACAACTTGAAGGAACTGCATAAGACGCTGGGAACGTACTTCATTAGCCATCAAGGATTCTGTACCAGAGGCTTTGACTTCCAAGTCACCCTTAATCTCAGGATCATAGTCAAACTGCATGTTGAAGTTAAAGAAAGCCTTACCAAGAGGGCCAATCAAGTAATCGTCTACGTTCTTGATGACTGTACGGATAGAACCGTTAGCTGCACCCATAAGCATAGAGATACCAGAAGCTGTACGACCAACACCAGATACACCTGTCTGACCATGTGCAAATGACGGGAAGCCTGTAGACTCATCTGCTAGTACACGAGCTTTATCAAACAATTGCATGTTCTGTGCTGCTACGTTAGGAAATTGTGTACCAAAGATAGCCTGACCTGGAGCACCGCCCTGACGACGGAATACTTTTCCTGGGTATACTGTGAGGTCTTGGCCTGGGACAAGGTTAGTCTCATCAACCTCAATCAACAGGTTACCAGAAAGTACAGCATTGTCAACAGCCATACGCATGAAGCCATTCATGAGTGTTTGAGTGTCATCCATGTTCTCAGCAATACCAATGCCAAAGAATGAGTATGGGTTGATCTCGTAAGGTACAGCATAGTAAGGAATAACCATAGGCTTGAATGGATTCATAACCAAACGGATTACTTTGCCATTACATACCCAGATGTTAACCTGAAGTTGATCAGCATTCTTAAGGTCTGTTGGGATCTTGATGTCATGGTCTTTCAGTACTTCACTATCTACATAACCCCAGAACTCTAGGATCTCATAGCGCTCAGACTTGCTATTATTCTCAGACTCTTCCATCTCCTGTTCCCACCACTTCTTAAGGTAGGACTCACCAAGATCCATAGCTGCATCAATAGCAGTACCACGGAAGAAGGGACGATTCTTTAGAGCACGAAGTTGTGAACGGGACATCTTGTGACGCTCAATGACATACTCTGCTTCATCCATGTTAGATGCATCTGGATCAGGGTAGAAGTTCCACACAGAGACATGGCTTGTGGATGGTACTGTCTTGATGATGGGATCATAGTCACCCTCATCCGTCCATCTAGCATACTCTTTGTTGATAGCGAATGGACCCTTCATGACACCTGTACCAAACAGAGCGCACTCAAAGCTAGTCAATCTGAGCTGCTTGTTAGCGCCAGACTCTTCCAGTTGATCATAGATCTTCTTCTGCATCTTCTTAGCTGCAACCTGAGCAGGATGAACTGTTACACTAGTAGGCAGCGTTCCTGGGCCGTCAATGATCTTTTCTTGCACAGGTGCTAGACGTTTGGCAAAGGCAGCACCAACACGTTCACGAAGTGTTTGGGTAGTCTCACCTGGGAGCAGCTTGTTCTCACCAGACAAGAGGGGACCAAACGTATCACGCATAGTAGCCGTGCCTGGCTCAGAAGCTGGGTCCATATCAAAGTGTACAGACTCTGCTACGCCATCAGGGAGTGTTGTTGGATCAACTGTAATTGGGAACTTACTATTACCAAACAGTACGTCTACAATCTGACCATAAGCTGCCAAGGTCTTTGTCTTGGTGACCTTTACAAATACACGGGAGCGTTCTGAGTCAGTGAAACGTACATTAGGGCCATACTGACCACGATAGTTTCTGTAAGACTGCATCCAACGAGTTTCATCCGAAGTACGAGCATCTTCAGCTTTCTTGTACTTTGCTTCAATGAAACTAATAATAGAACCAGCTTTAGGGTCTGTGGTATCACCCTCTTTAATATCTTCGAGAGCAGACGAGTTAGTAGATTCAATATTCTCTTCGTAAGTAGGATCAAAATCTAGAGGGTCCATAAGTTAGTCCTTGTTAGTAGCCCATAGTGGGGTCAGCAGACTGAAAGCCAGATCGCTGTGTGTTTGGATTGTAGTCCCACAAACTACTGCGGGGTCTTGTCATGATACCGTATCTCAGTGCGTCATAAAGGTGATCCTCAGACTTAGTATCAACATCCTCAGGATTGTTCTTATCTAGTGGGATGCTAGGAATCTGCGCAATAGTATTAGTACAGGATGAAAAGAAAACTAGTTCAGGCTCTTTGGTAAACTCATCTACCTTTAACCTTCTGTGTATTTCGTTCTTACCAGCAATACGAGAACCCTTAGATCTATCAGAGGGCCTCCATCTACACCCTTTGTGGATCATCTGTTCAGCAAGGGAAGGTCCAGTATCACCTCTTTTATGCCAGAGAGAGGAGTCAAGCACACCATAACGGATACTACCATCTTCAGACTCTAGTTGCAAGATGATATCTGCTAGATCTGTAGCAGTTACTTTACTGCAGTATAACTCACGATAAACTATGAGTTGCTCAGATGGAGATACAGCAAACCATAGAACACCCGTATAACTACCGTAGCCATAGTCTGCTGCTCTAAATCGTGCCCATCCCTTAGGTATATCAAAAGGCTCTACCACATGTATACTACGGTTAAACTCAGGGAACGCTGCACCCTCGTTAATATCCCAATTACCTTCAAGCAACTGCTTTCGTTGGTGCTCAGGAAGAGACAATAGCATGGCTTCGTAGTCACCACTATCACTCAAGTACGGATTATCAAACAAACTAGCAGGGATAAATCTACGTTTAAATAGGGGTATACCCTCTTTGCTGTGACCTTTGGGGTAAGCTAGTGTCTCACCAGTCTCAATATCAGTAGCCCAGAATGACTTTCCTGGTGTAGCAGGGTCAATGAACATCTTCTTAACCCAAGCGTGTCCAGGACCACCAGGGTTTGTAGTAGCTCTCATATACTTACCTAGTGTAGGTGAAGCTGTACGCAAACGAGATCGCATATAGTTCCAAGCTGTAGGAGTAGCCCACTGTGTAAGTTCGTCAAAAGCAATATAGTTAAATGCTTGGCCTTGATAGCGCATAAGGTCAGAATCTCTGTCTAGATAAGACATCCAGATCTTGCCACCTCGTGGGGTAGTCCACTGGGACTTACGCTCTGACCACTTAATACCAGGAATAGCTTTAGGATATAGTTCTTGGCTTTTCTGGATAAGCTCACGTAGTTCTTCTGTAGTATGTCGTACTAGTAGGCCAGAGAAGTCAGACTGACCAAGATCACGTAGAGGGTCTGCTAGAGTAGCATAAGACTTACCACCACCCGCTGCACCACCATACAAGACCTCACGCTCACTAGAAGACAGATACATAGTCTGTGGACCAGGGTTAGCAGCAAAGACAATGTTCTGTGCTTGCTCTACATCATACTCTGGAGGTAAGACTTGAGCTGGTACTTTCTTAGGTTCAACCTTCTTCGGTTCTTCCTTTAGTGATGGTGAAGGCACCGACTCTTTCTTTTTCGAGCTGTTCGTATTGCGCAATCGTTTCTTCGAGCCACTTGGCAAGCTTGCGTTTAATTGCAATAATTGACCTACGTTTTCTTTCGACATCTATGCGCTTCTTTAGTCCCATGTGTGATATTGGTCTACCCGACTGAGTAGTTAACCAAGCTGCAACTTCTCTTAAACTATACTGCTTAACGTGCTTCTTAGCTTGTTCTAAAAGCTCTAACTCTTTGGGAACAGGGTTTAGCCATCTATCATCTTCTGGATCAACTACATACCCAAAAGGGATGTACCTGATGTTTAATCGTGGGATTCTTTCCCATCTCTTATTCTGAAAGTCAGGCTTGGGCAACATCCAGTAGCCCAAGTCTATCCGTCCATTATTAGTCTTCGTCATCCGCAGATCTATCCTTTGGTGGTAGGATAAATAGACCGCCAGCAGCTTCAACCTGAATACGTTCAGTCTTAACTACACCAGCACGATCCAGTACCTGTCCAGCAGCAGCCATACGTTCCTTTGCACCCAGTTGGGTAGGGTCTACAAGGATATTACCAAAGGCAGCAGCAGCACGAGGGCCAAGCTGTACAATGTACTTCCTTGTAGCATCAAAGATCTCTTCTTCTAGAGCGATTACAATACCACGAGTTGGTGTAGCATCACTATAGCCAGCTAACTGCTTAGCTAGAACAAAGTCACCCTGAGCCTCATCAAAGAGTACCTCAAGAAACTTCTGTTGTTTATCTGTTAAAGTTTTTGTCATAGGCTACCCTCTTGATATCGTTTCTATGGATTCCAATATCAGCTAGTTCTCTTTCATCCATACGAAGCAATTCTCTATAGGCTTGAGAACAGCGCATCTGAAGAATAATACGATCTGCTTGTGTTTGCTTAGCTTTGATGATTGCAGCCAAGATACGTTTGAATAGGTTAGTCATGTGAAGGTACTCCTGTGTTAATCACAAACACAGTTATACGTTATAACACCTTACATGAGTAATGTTAATATTGCAACCCTGTTATTACCCTACAGGGATAAATGTCTCTACTACTGTACATAAAGCATCAATGTTAGGATGAGCATTACCTGAAGCTGTGATGTACATGATGTCACCTGGTTCAAAGACAATGTATGCATTGCCATCCCACTGGTAAGTAGCACCAGAAGCAAAGTTCTTACCTTGGATGATCTGGAATGTTTGATTGTAACGAGTTCTATACCAAGTTACAGCAATGTCGGTAACACCATCTGCGTTAGCAATATACAAGAGATTCATACTAGCTGAAGCATTAGCTGGGCAAGTATACAAAGCGTACTGCTGGTTTTCTACCTCACAGGACACGTTGTATGTAATAGCCCTATGAGGTTTAGTTGGTGCTACCATAACCATTGTGCTTAACGCCCTGTCTGTCTATCTTTTGCAGCGTTATAAGCTACGATACCACCAGCATTCTTCTTGCGCCACTGCATATATGTTGGGAAGGAGCTTGGTGTAGGCGAAGTAAAGTTACGATCTGTAGCAGCAGGACGTGTAGCACGAGCAGGAGCTGTACGACCCTTAGGTGCAGCATCAGAAGTAGCACGTGGAGCATTGCTAGAACCAGAAGAGAGGTTGTTAACTGCTGTCATACCAATATGCTGTGGACGAGCGGTAGGACGTGGGGATGACTTTGGTGCAGCTGTAGGCCGAGCCTGTGGACGAGTTGTGCTAGAAGTAGGTGTCTTTACTTCCATTTTAGGCTTAGATTCTTCTGCCCTAGGCTTGGCGTTTGCATCTGCCCAACGACGATCTACTGTTGTTGCATCAGATACACGTGGAGCACTATCAGGACGACCCTTCATAGGTGGGGCCTTCTTAGTTGGACGGGCAGTAGGACGTGGGGATGACGTAGGAGCAGAACTCTTGTCACTTGCCATGTTAGTGCTGTACGACTTACCTTCAAAAGTAAATGTCTTACCTGGGCCTTTTTCTTTACGGGCGGCTGCGAAAGCCTTACCGAACTTAGATGTTGCCATTGTTTAATGCTCTCTTTGTTACTTTGATTTCTTTGAGGCTTCTATGGCCCTACCCTGTTTCAGTGCTTCAGCCTTAGTAGGGTACACCTTACCAGTAGTACCCCACTTAAACCCACCCTTTACTTTACGTACAGGCATGTCACCCCAGATCAGCTGAGATAAAGTAACAGACTTTATTCAACTCTTTTTCATAGTTCTTAAAGATCATATTACTTACCCTTATGTGTTTAGATTACCGACGACGCATACCTGGACGAACTGGTTTGCCTCCAGCACCACGAGGCTTAGGGCCGCCCGATGCTGCTGCTGCTGCTGCGATACCTGAATTAGCTCCACGAGGCTTAGGGCGACCAGGAGTTGGACGACCCATACCTGGATTAACCATCTTAGGTCCAGCACCACGAGGCGTAGGGGACTTAGGCTTAGGTCCAACACCACGAGGCGTAGGGGACTTAGGCTTAGGGCCAACACCACGAGGCTTAGGTCCGTTTTGGGGTGTAATTCTCATTTCATTTCTTCCTTTGTGTAGATATGTTTTATGCGTTAATCTCTTTTGCAATTCTTAGAACTTGGCATCAGATATCACCACTTCTCCTTGTCAGCCCAATAAGCTGCACTCATCTTGCCTTTAGCAATATTCTTAGCATGTCTAGCTTTGAATGATGCTCTCTTCTTCTTCATTTGGTCCGACTCACCAGACTTGGGCTTACCTGCTGTAGAAGCACCCTGCTCACCAAAGCGGATAGTCTTGATGGTGTCACCCTCTTTAGCTACAACTACATGGGACTTCTTAGGGTGGTCTGGAGTACGCTTAGGCTTGTTAAAGCCTGATACACCAGCACGAGTAAGTCTAGGGTCTTTAGCCATGCTAGTCTTCCTCACCACAACTATCTTCACCTTCCCAAGCCTGGCAAGTACGAAGGTTATGACAGATAAACCCAAAGCGACTACAGAATCCTCTACCACCACCATCAGCATCAAAAGAGTTAAACGGAATAGCTTCCATTGCTTTCAATGTAGAAGGCTTATCATCAAAGTACTCACAGTTAGCACAGAGTTGTCTACGAGCCTGATCTACTTCAACATTAAATACAGATGCCATAGTCTTCCAGTAAGGAGCATTAGCTTTAGGATCAGCACTAGCTTCCTCTGGACCTAGATGCCAGTCTTTCATGAGCCATTCACCAATGGACTTGTTCTCAGCTGTAGTAGGTATATCCAAGTCTTCTACTAGACCCATAATACTAAGAGGCTTCATCAACATTATTTCTTTCCTGCCTTACTATTGCGGGGGATACTACGGTTCTTAGCTGGTGTCTGTACCCGAAGGTTAGACTTGCTATTGTTACGGGGGTTACCGTCCTTGTGATCAACATCCTTGTTATCACCCTTGGTAACTACCCCACCCTTCTCCATAGCATAACGAGCTTTCTTACGAGAACGGTTATCAGCCATACGCTTAGGAGACTTGTCGTACTTACCCTCACCACTCAGTGTGTAATCACGCTTAGCTTTAGGTTTCTTCTGTGGGGTTGTCGGCATAAGATCTCTTTCTGTCAGGATCTAGTACATCTCTACGATGTAGATGACCCTCTAAGTACATAGCTCTCTCTACATGATCTAGAGTGTAAGTTACACCAGTTTGATCACGGATGGCTTCCCTAACATAAAAAACATCTGATCTAGGGATATGGATGTTACGTAGACTTCTGGAGTCTCCACCAGCAAGTGCATTATAAAATGTAGTCAACACATCATCAGATGGATCTAGTTGTACTTTCTTTTGCATGTTTGTCAATGCCTATATATTTTATTATTGGAGTAAGATAAGACAACACAGATTATGAAGGGTCGCAAACTCAGTGTTTGGATACTATAGCTATCACAGATTGTTACAGATTGTAATGTATACATACTATTAGGATGTTAGTTTAACTATGTAGTCTAAGCTTGTAAGCATTTGGACCAAGGTAGTTTGAACTAGAATGGGTATGGTATCTATAGTTTAACTATGTAGTCTATACTACTTTAGTTATTTACTATTATAGTTACTATAATCTTAGTTAAACTCTATTGTTAAACTACTTATGTTTATACTTCTTTATGTTTAAACACTTTAGTCTTAACTTATAGTTTAACTAAGCCCCCTTTATCCCCCAAGTTATATCAAAAGGGAGCACATGAGTCAACAGCTAATGTACTACTTGTAACAAAAAGTGATCAACTGTAACAATTCGTGATCAAGATACCCACAAAGTGTAACATACCATGGGCCAAACGTGAACCTAGTTCAACTTATAGCTCAATAATGTTACTTCTTATTACATTACAAAAGTGGAATATGTTGTTAATCTGTATGCACGTCATGGTTGTACCTAATGAAAAACCCCGTGTGTTGCAGTGTACATATATAACGTACGTATACCCCCCCCATGGCCCATGCACCCCCCTCACTTGTCTCAC